GATTTCTCTGTTGACATATACATTTTCCTTAATGACTTTAACTTTTGTAACTATTTTTGTTTCGATAACTGTGTTGACCTGTTGACTTTTCTCTTCAGCAGCCTTAACTTTGGCTTCTAATTCTGCCACACGAGCCAGCCATGCAGACTGCACACCATGTCCACCGTAAAAGTAAGCCCCTACCACTAACAACACAACACCGACCAGTTCCGCTGGTAATTTGTACTGGCCCATCATGGGAATCCAGGCAACCAGTTTGCTGGCAAGGTACAGCACGATGCCTGCTGACAGCATGATATAATATATTAGTATAAAAATACTTTCAGGTACAAGGCTTAGGAACCAACCAAACATATTAATGTCCTAGAACATGTAGTGCGTGAGTATAGTGCTTTTGACGATCTTCAAGACCAATAGTGCCACCATTGATGCGTTTAGTCATTGTTAGGATGTCGCCTGAGTCTGCCCACTGATTTAAATTGTTTGCTTCCCAGAACCAAGCGGCTGATTGTACACAACCTTCAAATGTTGTCAAATGTTCGCTAGCTTCGTCTAGTGTTTGCTCTGTGCTCTCGGCATATCTTGTGTAATTGTCTTTACCAGTTAACTGAATAAGGCCACGCCCGCAAAATTTCCAACCGTCACCAGAAGCTTCGTCTCCATTGCCCATACGATTTGCGTATGCCCTATTAGCAATCATTTCCTGTTTGCCTGCGTATGCATTGGCAATTTCCATTGTGGGGAAATATCTAGGCCACACTTTGCAAAGGCTTGCAGCCTTGTAGTTTAAATTTTCTTTGATAGCACGATACCCGCCCGATTCGTGGGCTGTCTGTGCTAAGAATGCCGCAACACGTGGTACTGTGTCAATATCGTAATCTGGTAAAATTTGGCATAATGCTTCAAACCAATCAGTCGCATTAGGATTCTTTCCGATTATTTCGTTAAACTGTTGCTGTGTAAAATTAAATTTAAATCCGCTCATTGTTATTTCCTTTTTAATGCAACGGCCCAGCCGCTATTTTCAAAAATAAAAGTATCGCCTATTTTAGTAATATTATAGTTGCCAATAATTTTAGTTAAAAACATTACTTCTGCCATGTCCTTACTTTCTAATACAATAGGACCTCGGATACTTTCATATAAATCTTTCTTGTTGCCACTATTTATAATTTCAAATGTTACCGGACCGCTGTATGTTCTTCGGAATGTAATAGATTCATTAGCAACTTTAATATTATCTGAATAACTATTACTGAAAAAATTACTAAAGTTGTCCATTTGAAAACGTTTAGTTACTTCTTCGTATGCTTCTTTGTTTGACGGTATGGCCGCCGCTAAATTTTCTTCAGTTGCTTCTTGACTTTTAAAACTTTTAAAATATCGGAATCTAAAATTATTAATTCCTGATAATTTTTCAACGCCGTCTAGTAGTTCTCTTACTTGCTCGGCAGCATGGCGTCCACGCTCTATCTCTACAAAAACTTTATAATTTCCGTCATCAGTTTCACCCGGACTCACATCTGCATCTAATACAAAGTCGTAACCCATCTCGATAAAATTTTCTAAATCTTTTGCAGGATTTTCATCGTCTACTTCAAAGCAAAGTACTACTACATCAATGTCATCACCGATCTTACTTTTAAAAGAATCAATAGTAAACACTTTATTAACAAAGTGTCTAAGATCATTAGCTTTTAAACTTTCTGTAATTGTATTCATATTAAATTACTGCTCCCCCAGCCGCGCCCGCTGTTGGTGCCATTCCTGCCGCTGGTGCTCCACCCGCTACTGGGGGTGCTACTGGAGCCACTGGCGCTGCCTGTCCTGCCTGTGCTGGTAGTGGAGTTGTTGGCTTTGGCGCTTTGGTTTCACCGTCCTCATTCTTTAATTTATCCATGTAGCCACGATAAATGTCAAAAGCTATTTTTTTAGGCATCTGAATTTCCACGATCCAAATAGGATGTCTATCTAATCTACCCTTCTTTGTTCCTGGACGAATGTCTTCAGGAGTACGAATTCTTCTCGGCTCTACTAGATGACTTCGTTGATACTTGATTTTACAACCTAGCTCGGACAATCGCTTGGCCGCTGTAGGATTAGGCATTTTATCTTTTGGCCACATAAACCCTGCGGTGATCCAGTGACGATCTACTTGCGGGCCGTAGGCTAACTCACCTAGATCCCAGTTTTCGTATACGTACATGTCCATCTCGTCTAGCACACGCTCGAAGTCTTTGAGGATAGCTAAACTGGTGTTGTTTTCGTATAAATTGTCAATGTTTTTAATTACATCTAATATGTCGTACATGTTATGTCCCAGAATTCATTATACTTATTTAGCTGGTTTGAATTCATAAGCTAACAGTTTATTATTTTAGAGATTCGTTAAATAATAGTGTAGGACCTCTGTAGTTATCGAGGCGGTCGCTACAAGTCCTACTTTTATAAGAGTAGGAGTATAACTTAGATGAGTAAAAACACAAGAGTGAAAAAACGCTTTACATCAGAAGTTAAAGTAATAGATTTTCAACCATATCTTCCCCAAAAGAAGCAACGTGTTGTAATGCAAGCACGTTCGCAGAATCAAAAAACATACCTCCAAAAATTACAAGATGAAGCATATAGCATTGTATTTGCTATAGGCCCTGCTGGCACGGGTAAAACCATGTTAGCTGTAATGCACGGGATTAAGTTATTTCAGGAAGGAATAGTGGAGAAAATCATTGTTACTAGACCCGCCGTTTCAGTAGACGAAGATTTAGGATTTTTACCAGGTACGCTAAATGAAAAGATGGCGCCGTGGACTCGTCCTATATTTGACGTCTTAGGAGAGTATTATAAACAAACCGACATAGCCAAGATGCTAGAGGAAGGTGTTATTGAAATAAGCCCATTAGCGTACATGCGTGGACGCACATTTAAAAACGCATACATTATCGCAGATGAAATGCAAAATGCAACAGTCAATCAAATGAAAATGCTACTGACCCGTTTAGGAGAAGGGTCTAAGATGGTAGTGACAGGCGATTTGGCGCAAGCAGACCGAGTTAACGACAACGGTCTAATTAATTTTTGCAATCTGCTAACAAATAAACAGCCTAAGCATATTGATATTGTACAATTCGATGCTAAGGATATTGAAAGACATCAAGCAGTTAGGGAGGTGCTTGAAATTTACGGAGATTAAAAAAAAGGGGCTTATTGCCCCTTTTCTACCTGTTCTACCTTGACACCTGATTTGACCAAAAACGTGATGCCACCAGTATCCCGATAAGAGTTCCTATATAGAACACTGCTAATGCCACTTTGGTAGATAAGTTTGGCACAGTCCAAACATGGAGCATGGGTAATAAACATAGTAGCACCCAGACCAGATTCGTTAGATTTAGCCAGTTTCGCAATACAATTTGTTTCCGCATGGAGCACCTCTGGTTTAGTTTTTAATCTAATTTCAACAACATTTTCATCAACGTCTAGCACATGTCCAACTTCATCTTCACAATCGTTATCCCAACCTGCTGGCATACCATTGTAGCCAATACTAATAATTCTATCATCCTTAACTACAATAGCGCCAACATGTAATCGTCGAGCATGACTGAGCTCTGCAAATGTTTCCGCAGTTTTCATATAAGCATCGATTAATCGTTGTTTCATAGATCGGATAATCTAATTAAAGTAGCCGCTAAATTAATTTCTGGATCACTAACTAAAGTATGATCAACTAGCCCTTGCTTAATATGCAAGATAGCTCTGTTCTGTTTAGGTTCATCACCGAAGATGGCCACATTATCATATAGCCATCGATAAATTTCCTCCATCTCTTCTGGACGAGCTTGACTACAAACAAGTTTACGTGCTTCTGTAATTTTGCCTGCCTTAAACAATGCAACCATTTCAATCTTATAGTCTGCTTGCCCAGTATCTCCACGCTCCGGAGTATGTAACTTACCATCTAGACTATTCATTTGTACAGTGTTAATACACTTACGCAAGTCTGGATAGGTTGCTTTGACAAACGTGTCTAATACATCTAAGTCAAACTCAACTGCTTCTGTAATTAGAATTTCGGCAATGCGAGCAGTAAATTCGGTAAGGTCCACTCGTTCAATATGAAACCCTTGGCAACGGCTGTGGATAGCAGGAATAATGCGGTTGGGATAGTTGCAAGTAAGTATAAAACGGGCAGTAGTATGATACTCTTCCATAACGCCTCGAAGAGCCGCCTGTGCATTAGGGGATAAGTAATCTGCTTCATCTAGTAGTACCACCTTAAAGTCGCCAAACGGAATCATTTGGACAAAGTTTACAATTTTATCACGAACGTCTTCTACTGAGTTAGTACGGCTTGCGTTGATTTCTAAAACGTCAAGATCATTAACATCTAGTTCTTTGAACAAAATTTTAGCAAGGGTTGTTTTACCAATGCCTGCGCTACCGCTAAACAACAAATGCGGAATTGATTTTTGTTTAATCCACCCTTGCACTTGTTCTTTTTGATGGGCATCTCGAAATACATATCCATCAATCGTTGCTGGGCGATATTTTTCTACCCACAGTTCTTTCATACAAGTTCCTCAGCAATGCCTAAAATTTCTGCAACTATTAATAGTGCTCCAGCGGCTTGTAAGTATGGGTTCATTTCTAACCAACCGGCGCCGACAAGTGCCAGTCCGGCGGCAATTCTAACACCGCTTTTAATCATGCTAACACTTGTATGTGTAAAAAACTTTTTGCTTTCTACTACGTGTGCGTCAAGAACGCTTTTTGCTTTTTTGATATCTTGTACTGCTTCTTCATGTGTACTCATAATAGTTCCTTATAGTCCTGTTAAAATTACGTGGAGATCCCAACCTAGTAAAGCTGACCAAAGCATAGCCCAACCAATCTTATGATTATCATACGCTTTTTTGGCAAAGTATGCGGCGATCAATGTGCCAATTAGTAATAGTATAAACATGAGATTCTCTTTTTGTTTAGTATACAGGAGAGAACAGGGCTATGTCAAGCCCTGTTTTGCTCAAACGTTTAAATTAACGCATGTGGACAAAGTCTTCTGGATTATGCACAGAACCATGTGATGCTGTGGTAAAAGCACCAGATTCGATTCCTGCTGGTTTTTCATCAGCTGTCATCAGAATGCCAGTTGGATCAACACGCCAGATAGTAAATTTAGTACCGTCGTCTTCTTCAACTTCTAATCCACGAGTCCAGCGTCCGTGTTCTACAAGAAGCCATTCACCAGCTTTAACATCCTTTTGATCCGGGCCAACTGCAAATATCTTACACCAGCGAGGTCTAACACCTTCGCTTTTACCGTCATCGCTTTTGAGTACAATTCCGCCTGCGGACTTTTGCTCACCAAAGTTCATATCTCTAACTAATATATGAGCTTGGATTGGTCTAAGTTTACTTGCTTGAGCTTTCATTCTTTACCTTCAGGATCCATATTAGAAACATCTTTACGTGCTTTAACAGCAGAAGCAGGCACACCTTGTTTTGTTTCGCCTACAACTTCCTCGTGTGTCTTAATGATTGCGCCGCCGGGGCCTAACAAATCACCACGTGCATTTACTCTAATGTTACCAACCGCAACAGTTGTTTCATTTTGCATAGCTAGTTTGTTCATATCGACTATTTTACCGTTTGCACTACGGTGTAGTTGACGTTGTTGTTCTTTCATTGCCATATTAATCTCCTCGATTATAGTATTACTTATCTCAGGAATTCCTGCCAGTCCAAATTATATTTGATAGGATCTATACTGTGTACACCTATTAAATACAGCACATAACTTGCTACCGAGCTTCCCCGTCCTAATCCCCAAACTACACCTTCTTTCGAGCATGTATCTACGAAATATTTAAGCCAGCGTAGAAGATCTAGCATGTTTCTTGCTTTGTACGCTTGTAACTCTTCTTCTAATCTAGTATGTTCTGGATCCCAAGGCGGGCATTGTTCTCTCAACCAATTTTCAATATCAAGAGATTTATAATCATCGGGCATGTTCCAAATGCTTTGGCATGCGCTGTCGTAGTCAGTTATATTAAAATGAGTTTCGTATGGCTCTAAAAATTTAAACCCAAGCTGTTCTTCCAAATTTTTAATAGAAACTGATCGCTCAGTGACTATCAATGTATCAGTGGGTTTAAATTGGTACCCGTTGTAAAGGGCATCAAATAAATCAGTTTCATCAAAAATCGGATTTGAATATTTGTCTAGGCGCATAGCCTATATTTTAACTTACATTAATAAGTTTGTCAAGGTCTTTATTGCGAGAATTCATCATTTTCTCGTATTCAACTTGCTTTCTTTTGCTCATTTCTTCTTTGTAACTATCCAATACCATAACTATTTGTCGTTGGAGTTCAAAATTACGGGCAGTAAAATACTTACCAGTGAGATCGTTTATTTTATTTTCAATCTCCGAATCTTTAAGAAGATGTAGATTATCGATTAACGGATGCATTAATAATCTGTAACTACTGAAATATAAACACTTTCACCACCGTCAAAGGTAAATGCTTCAATAAGTCGAGCACCGTTAGATATAAACTTAATATTGTCACCTGACCCAATCGACGGTGGTGTGCCAACTCCGGCAATAACTTGGTTAGCCAGTGTAACTACCTTAGTTGTCGGATTAATAGCATTAATAGTTGTAATTCCGCCATTAGGAGTTCCACCATATGGCGTGTAAATTACCTGCATACCTACACGTAGATTGTTAACATCGCCTAGTGTTATCGTTGTAGAAGCAACTGGGCTATTTGAAACTACTGGACGTACATAAGTTGCAGGAACAGTGAATTCATCAACTGGTGTTAATTGATCATTTATTCCGCTATTACCGTAATAAATATCCTGCGCTTGGAAACTGTTAAACGTAGCTGTTCTAGGAACAGCAGGATTTTGTGCAGAAAGCAATACTCTAACCACTCCGTATTTTCCAGTAGTGGGCCATCCTCTAAAAGTAAAGTCGATGTTGGCATTCATTACGAAAGATTGGAATGAGCCGTTTTCTAAATCAATATCTTGTCCTACAGTTATAGGAGCAACAGTTGAATATGCACTGGCGTAGAATTCTCTAAATTCTCCGTTAGTGATCTTACTGCCGGCTAAGTCGTTGGTTACAATTCCTCCAACTCCTATCCCGGATTTTAATACTGCTTTAGATTGCAATTCTACAATATCAGAACTAGCCAGGCTTAAAGAGTCTTTAATATTATTAAAGTTGTCTCTAAATCCCTGCGAGTCGTTATCTTGCCCAGCTACTGGGTAAGTGTTGTCAATAAGTGCAATTTTATCTTCTAATGGTGTTGTCATACGGTTATCCTATCGTTTCTAAATACTAGGTATTTATCGGTTGTTTGACCCTCTACAGAATCTATTATGTATCTATCTGCGGTGTAATCTAATAATTTAAAATTAAATCCGCTGTATTTTATGTTTAAAATTATGTCGTCTGCTGTGCCGACTTTGCAATAGCACAGGGGTATTGCTAGTTTGAAACCCAATTCTTGTCTAGTTCCGGGCTGTATACTGCGCATCCATAACGGCAAATAATTACGTTCTTTAGTGCCAACTTGTGAAATCCTGTCTCTCCAGTTGCTAATACTATTTGGATAAAATGTTCCGGGATTTGGATTGCTTACATTATACCCAACACTGTCAACTGTTATAATTGGATCGGGACGTTGACTGTCGGGTGCGGCCACTGCAAGTTTATCAATCTTATCGCCATTGAGTTGTAAATTAATAGATTGTGATACACCTTCTAACGGTCTTCCGAACTGATCAAAGCCTGCAGGAAATCCTCCCTGCCATATAGCCGTGCTGTTGTCAACTGTAATTTTTCTAGTTTGTAACCCGATGTTGTTTAATTGTATCGGCAGTCTTTTTCCGTTAGGCTCCATTGGATCTATCATCTCGATATAGACTACTTCATATACTGTTGTATTAGTCCCGGGTAGTATAGCAGAGGCTTTCTTAACTTCTCCAAAATGGAAACGTTTACGTTTATGATTTAACGCAATAGCCGCTACATATTCTGCGGCAGATTTTTGTTCAATGCCCGCAAACACCAGCATGGATAGTTCTGTCTGTACACCGAAGTATTGATCGTTTGGTCTATAAATGTTACTGGTAGTAAACACATCATTGTCATTGATAAATGTTTGCCACTGTGAGCGTTGTGTAAGTTTTAAAAACGGCCGCACTTTTAGATTGCTGTATACTAATTGATTTGGTGTATTAATTAAAACTGTAAATTCTTTTTTAGTTGAACTTAATCCAAACTGATCTCGAGCTTCTACTGTAAATGTATAAACTCTATCAATAGTGGTTATACCGTTGTCAAAGGTTGTAAAAATTTTAGGAGCAGATGGATTTGCTTGATCAAAAAATCTAGTTAAGCCGATGGTAGTGCCGTCACCAAATTGATTTACTTTGCCTACAATTTCTCCGCTTAAATCTAAACTTAGCCCTGGCGGTAAACTATTTAAATTAACTGTTCCCGGAGATGTATGGTCTCCTTGTGTAGTGCTATAAAAACTTATGCTGTCTGTAGTTGTTGATATAACTTGATGTAGACCGTTGTAACCATTTGGAATTACGTTGGCGACTAACACGAATTGTCCCACTCTAAATGGAGCAACAGATTGATTTTCAAAATAAACAGTTGCGATAGTTCCGTTGCCGCTACCACCTACTGTTTTAAAATATTCTAAGTAATACAATATAAGCGCATTTGGAATAGTACTGGATGCGTTTACGCTTAATGTTGATACATAGTTTGCATCAACCGAACCGAGATTAGTATTGGTATTCCATGTGATAACGCTGTCGATCTCACCGATAATATCAATTGTAAATTTTCTTGCAGATTTAACAGTTTCTGTATTGTCACTCAATCTCTTGGCTGTGACTGTAAATGTATATGTTTTAGTAATAGCAGGCTGGTATGGAACAACTCCATATAGCTCAGCTGTAGGAATATCAAATGATAATCCTGGCGGTATAGTACTTAACGAACCTATGAAGAATTCAATTCCGTCCGGAATACTAACTGTTAAGTTTTCAGTTAACGTTAATCTATAACGACCATTGCCTAATGATGCAACAAGATTAATTTGATACACTTTACTAGTGTCCACACCGCTAACAAAAATCTCATTGGCAAATGTTAAATATTGGCCGTATACCGGAGTACTACTTGGGTTAACAATAGTAACTTTATTGCCAAATTGAACATTATCGGGTTCGCTTAATCTTAAAGTTGCTGTAGTAATATCAGCATTTACTTGTTCAAAATTATAAATTACATTTTCAGTATCGTATGTGTCAAGTACTAGAGTAACATAGTTGTTGGCTCTATAAGTTCCTAAATCACTAGCAGTGAGCCAAATAGGTGATCTTAAGTAAGTTACGTCAGCAGTAAACAATCCCTCGTCTAACACGCGAGTATTGTCAGCGCGGAAATAATCATCACCTACTACGTAAATTTTAAAAGTTCTTTTTATAACACTGTCACCGTCTGTAACGGTAACTGTAAATTCAAAAATACGATTTAATTTTTTAGGCTGTGCAGTAGCAATACTATAGTCATAAAATACACTGCCATAGAAAAAACTGTCATAACCATTTGAGGGCCTTACTGCAAAATCGTAAGCGTAGGCATCGTAATAACTATTGTCAAAGGTACCAGTACCATCTTCTGGTCTTAGGGCAATTGAAGGTTGTATGAATCCTGTGATTTTTCCTGAATCAGTTAATACTAATCCCGGAGGTAGTATGCCGTCGTCGGCCGCAATAAAATATGTTAGGGCTTGTCCAGCAGTTGTATCTTGATCAAATGCTTGAATTTGATAATCGACAAATGTACCATCTAAGACAAAAAATTGTTGATATTGACCAATTGCCAGTGTGCCTGCAGGTGTAGTTATAACTGGTACATCTGCTCCGTCAACACTTATTTTATAAGTGCGATCGGAAAATTGTCCTGTGGAGTTTCTGGCACGTATGCAGAAATCATAATCTGTAATCCTACTAACTTCAAAAGGTGTTCCTACGATACTATTGCCTTGAATAGTTAATCCTCGAGGTAATGCTCCGGAAATAATCTGATAAGTAACACCGCTATCGTTACTCGTTGGCAAGCTAAGGCTAATTGTAACCTTTTCTTGAACTAGTCCAAATGAGTAGCCGGAAGGCTGTGTCCATACATTTAATGCCATACATTGTCCCGTTTTAAGTATTTATGGCAAAAATACTTAATTGAATTGGCCAAAATCTAAATTATTGTTTGGGTATGTTATACCAGTAAAATAGCCTAAATCAAGAGATGACCCAGTAGTGCCGTTCCATCCAGCTTGCAAATCCTCTCTAATACCGCCCATGTCTACCGACACGCCGTTTGACACTAGTAATAGTTCTAGTAAAGAATTCATTATAGGAACGCTAATTCCAAAAATAGGAACATTAATACTACTAGTGAATCCTGCAGAATCGTCTATAATATCAAATCCATTAAGATTTAAATTTCCACCTAGTACAGGATCAGTATCACTTTCTACTTTAGCAGTTGACTCTAAATTAACTGTAGTAGAATTTTGAGTAATTGCTACAGTATTATCTATACTTGTTAATGTTCTAAATTCTAAATCTAGGCTATTGACATTTTTTTGAGCAAATAATTTACCAATATTCCCAGTTGTAGGTCCTACGTTAGTTGCACTAGTGTCAAGGATATTATTATATACTTGCAAAAAGTTTGCATTTACTTTTTCAAAGGCGGTACGTAAATCGTCACCGGTTCCGTCGTTTGCGTATGATCCTAAATTAATTTCTTGTCTGGCCATAATATGTTCTCTTTAGTATATTTATCGTTAAGTTGGGGTACCCCACGCTCCGCCACTTTGTTGCCAAGCACCGTCTGTAAAGATTAAAGTACAGATGCCACCAATATTATCATAATAACTATCATCAGAATTGTCGTATACGCTGAATGGCGACAACGTGCCAACGCCTATATTACGACTATTGGCAACTAATACACTTACGTTGGCCTCAACAACACCATTTTGTGCCACTAGATACATGATCTGCCCTTCTACACCGTTGGCCAGTGTGTAAACACCGTCAGTTAGTTTGTTGACGGATTTAGTTAGGTCTATGGCTGTGGCCACAACAATCTCAGACACTGCTCCCACTTTGAGAACCATGTCAACTGTGCCACCAATGTTGGAAGCCAGTACTGTGGTCAATATATCTCCCACTGTTCTGTTACCCGCAGTGTCTACAATGTTGCCAAATACTGGATTGCCTGCGCTGGGGAAATTGATATCGCATGAAAAACCAGCGATAGAAACGCTGTATGAGTTGACCCAACCGGCGTCATAAGTGGGTTCTATAGTAAACCCTGTTACCAATCTGGTGCCTACTGTGGCTGGAATAGTGCCAGTCTTGGCCACTGTGGTGATACCAGTATAAGCAGTGGTCTGTACTGTGCTGTTGGGGAATGTTAATCCGCCATCTGGGGAAAATGTCCATTCAGACTGGGCAAAATTGCTGTTGGCTTGATTGCCCAGAACATTGTATTGAGTCAATATAAAGTTGCCAGAGCCGCCGGCCACACTTATAACATCACCGTTGACATAGCCTGTGCCGGGATTGCTTACATCAACACTGGTCAATTGACCCGCTATGCCATAGCCAAAGTTCACTGTCATTCCAGTGCCGTTGCCAGTTGTTGTTGTTGTGGCCGGTAGCGGATCGTCGCCAGTATATCCACTGCCTGGGTTAACGATAGTACAAATATTAAATTGTCCCCCGGCTGTCAATGTCACGCCGCCCAACTTACTCAATTTACCGTTTGTGCCAAATGTCCATTTGACATCCGCAGGGTCATCAGCACTGATAACAATATTGCCACCGTCGGCTTCAATCTTAACATACTGATCATCATCACCCAAGAATAAGTCAACTGTAGCAGGATTGCCCGCGGTGATGTGTATGTGATCGTCATCGTTAAATGTTGGATATATTTTCACTGCCATGTCAGGATTGTTTCCTAAGCCAGCATATGGTGTTAGTAAAATACTGTGACCGTCGTTGGCATAGGTTTCACTGATAACGCCACCTTGTGGCAATGTTATTGTGCCCGCTGTGTCAAACTCCCAAACCTTATTCACAGTATTAGGAGTGGTTATTTGTATTTTACCGTTAGTGGTAGTGCGAACATTGTGATCGTCAGTGCCCAAGAATATACTGGTCTCTGTCAAATCACCTGTGGTCAAGTGTAAGTGATGCTCACCTTCAAAGGTGGGTTCGTCACCGTTGATCAATACTGATTCAACACCTGTATTATTAGGGTCGTAGTTGTTGTCTTCAGGTGATACACGCACTCTAAATTCATAAGCATCACTGTCTAATGTAAAAGTAAAAGTACCGTCACCGATGCCATCCAATGTCACTGTACCCGACATTGTTGTGGATATGCCGGCACCTTCAGGCACAATCCACCAGTAGAGCGTTTCATTAGTACGGGTTGGATCATACACATTAAATTCAACAGTATCAGACACTGCCCAAGTAATGTTATAGGTGGATAAGTAAATACCGTTTTCTGTGTTTGAGTACGAACCACCGCCTTTGATCACCAACTTCTGACTGGCCACATCTGGGCTTGCTGGTGTAAGTTGAATAGTTGGATTGCTGGTAACATACCCTTCTGTGATAGTAC